TGAACTTCCTGAACTTCCTGATGAACCTGATGAACCTGATGTCCCATTGGTTCCTGAACTACCTGAAGAGCCATTAACACCAGAACCACCTCCTGAATTATTATTACTAATTATAGTTCCAGTATTATTAGTTCTACCATTTCTTAATGTTTTATATACATCCCTTTTATCAATATTTAGTTCTGACATATTATTACCATGATTTATTTATTGTTAAACTATCTGTAAATATTTCTTGTAAAACAAGTTCAGAAGTTTCTTCAGCGTAATCTATTGTTATACCAACAGGCATAAATATATTTCCATATAAGTAATTTTCATAAGTTATAAATCCTAAAACACCTGTTATTCTATTAGTGGTGCATGATAATTGTAAAGATTTAGTTTGGTAATTACCAACAAAACTTCTCAAAAGCAAATTTTCAATATTATCAGTCAGTCCGTTTTTAGTCCAATTTTTTAGCCAATAGTAAGTTGAACCATTATATCCCAATAAACCACCCCTTTCTACAGGAAAATCATTCAAATTAGTTCCTTGTATTAGGTCTATTGTATCACCTTCACTTTTATACCTTTCATCCATATAACCTACATATTCAATATCAACTTCTGATACATCATTACCATCAGAATCTACTACAGTTATTTTAATATCTTTAAATCTTGCATCTATAACATTCTGATAGTTATTTAACAAATTCCTTGTTAAATAACCACATATATTAAATTTTAGTTGAGCACAATTGCTTCCTGATAATGGAATTAAATAATCAACTTTTTTATAGGTTGTATTAGTTCTAGTGTAATAACCTGAATCAATCCATTCATCTTCTATTGGTGAATATGTTGTTATTCCATTATTGGATCCAATAGGTGCTTTTTCAAATGATATTAAAAATGCTTTTGATGAATCTGAAACATCAAACCAACCAACATCAGTATTACAATATTTTTTATTACCAATTATTATTTCTACATACAGTTCTGCTGATTTTATTAAATCTGGTACATATGTTTCATCATTCAAATTATCTGTATTTCTAAAATATCCAGATAATGAAATTTTCAATTTATAATTACTTGGTATAGTTGTTGGAAGTTCTGCCTTATATGAATAGCATAAACCACTAAAATTTAATATCGTATAACCACTATTTCTATTAATCATGTAATAATCTATTTCATCTAAATTATCTATTCCTTCTAATTTAGTAAATGTGGATAAACCATAATTATCCCAAACTTTACTTGTAAAATCAGTTTCTTTCCATCTATATGGAATTGTTCCATATTGATATGTAAACCCCGCAGATGTATATAAATCATCTGATGCATCATAATCCATTATATCAACTTGCATATAAGGTGAATATTTAACTATTTCTTTATTGTAAGCCGATATAATAGAAAGTTGTTGTTCTGAACTAGTGAATTTAATATTACTTAAATCACCAATATAAACTGGTTGTGGATTAAAACTAACATAAGTTATACCAGTAAATGATGATGAATTATTACTATAATCACTTACATATTGTTTAAAATCAATTTCATAAAAAGGATCAAAATATGAGTTTATTATTGATTGTATATCAGTTATATAAATACTACCATTTCTTTGAATAATAAATGCTCCATATGGCTGAAGTATAGATTCTAAAATTGTTCTTAATGTTTCTGAATCACCATCTTCATTATAAAAATTACTATTTATAACATATGTTTTATGAAAAATAGTTTCATTACTATTAAATGATACTCCACTTATTGTTGTGCTTAGTCCAATATTATAAGATGTAAATGGTAGATTAATTTTACCAAGTATATAAGTTAAAACTTCCCATTGACTTGTTATACCAGTAAATTTAAAACTTTTACCACCTTCATCGCCTAAATAATACATTCTATCAAGTAAAGCAAAACCATCATTACCACTAAATGAAACAGGATAATTAGTTGTTTCACTAAATTGTTCCTCATAAATTTCTGTATCCATATAACCACACCACATCAAATCAGAATCTATATAGAATCTAATTTGATACTCTTGTATATCGGCAGTATATAAATCCAAAAACTTCATATTAGTATCAGATAATAATGAAATTTGACATCCTGAACCATGTATAGGTTCTAATTTAGAAACATCTGAATAATTAACTACAAATGGACTTTCCATTCCGGTACATGAACCGCTGGTCACTGGAAATTTGTCATTTTCCCAAATTTCAATTCTATAACTATTATTGGTTATACCTTTAAATGGACAACTATATTTCTTCTGAAAAGACATTATCTTGTGTTCATTATTTTTTTATTATAATTTGATAATACACCGACTAATTCAGTTCCCCTTATTTTAAACTCTACATTCTTTCCTACACCTCCATCACCTCTATTAATCATACTAAATAGATTTGATTGTTGATTACCATTTAAAATCATTTCACCTGAATTCGCCATAACTGGAACTTTATCACCAGAATAACTTGAGCCAGGAACAATACCACCATATTCAAATCCTGCTATTTTAGCAACATTGACTAAACCTGCTGCTATAGTAGCACCCATTAATACAAAATTAAAAGGTGGTGGTGCTGATGCTAATGCGACGTTTGCTGCTTTATATGTATCAATAGATGCTTGTGCAATCGCCATGGCTTTATAAGCAATAGTATTCTGTTCAAACATACCTGCCGCTAATCCAAACGTCTGTGATAATGCATCTATTTTTTGTTCTTTTTCAAGTTTGGCTATTTCTATTTTTTTCTTTGCTGCCTCTTCTTCTGCTTTTATTTGTTCTTCTGATTCCCTTATGACACTTTCAGTAATCATTTCATTTAATTGAACACGCCTTGCATACCATGCTTGTTCTTTAGGTTTATCTTGTTTTAATATAAAATCTATACCACTTACATAATTTATTTTATCTTTTGATGGCTTTGGTGGTTTTAGATTTGCATTAACCTTTTTTGCTTTCTTACCAAGATTTTCCAGTTCAACTCCATACACTTTTACATTACCTTCAAGTTCAGTATATCTATTTTGTAATTCTTCCTTTTCTTTTATTTCATCTTTAGATAATTTACCAGTTAAATTAGCGACTTTATTCAACTTATTAAACTTATCTTCAATTTGATTCATTTCTATTTTTGCCTGTGCAATCTGATATTGTTTTAATACTTTTTCATCTTCACCACGAGCAACCATTAACCTATATGCTAAGGCATACTGCTTATTGGCTTTTTCATCTAATTCTTTTAATTTCTCTTTTTCTTGTCTTAATTTATCAACTGCTTCTGCTTGGTCATAATACCCTGTTGTTAAATTGTATATTACTAAAATAGCAATACCAATAACTGCAATTATTGCACCTATTGTTCCAATAACAACTAATAAAGAAGCGTTTAAAGCCCATTGTGCTGCTGTTTGTGCTGCTGTTGCGGCAGTATCAGCAATTCTTGTAGCAATTGTTTTAAAAAGTTTAGTTTCAAAGGCATCTTGAATAACACCCAGACCTTGCATTATACCAATCATATTAGTCATGATTGCTTGGTATTTTTTAGCACTTTCTTCCGAAACACCAAACATCATAGCAACACCCATTCCAACTTCTATAATAGCACCGAATGCTTGAAGTCCTTTAGCCATAAGGGTCCCAAATTCCATACCCATACCTCTTTGCATGGCTTTAAGGTCACCCATGTCATCAGTAAGATTACCTATCTGTTGATTTATGGCTTTTATTTCTTCAACTGATTTTCCTGCAAAACTTACATTTTTTAACTGCATTAATGCTTTACGCATTTCACCAATATTACCAGTCGCACCATCAATACCATCTTTTAATGCTTTAACATTACCTTGAACTGCTGCTACACCCTTTTTAAAATCATCTGTATTTAAATCTAATCTTGTTTGTAGATTGAATGTTTTATCTGACATTATTATTAAATTGTTTTTCTAATTCTAAAGCCATATTTCTTAATCTTTCTTTAGAATTATTATCTGGTATTCGTGTTTCCTTTTCTTCATTATCTTCCCAAGGAAATTTAATTACATCTGATGGTTTTAATTTTGAAGTGGATTGTGATTGTATAATAGAATAGCATATATATCTTGTTTGATTCCAATGATTTACAAAATCATCTTCTTTATTTTTTATAATATAGGATGCTTCGTTCATAGTCATTTCATCAAGAAAATATCTTGGATCCACACCAGAACCAACAACAACAGAATATAATTCAGATATTTTTAACCCTTTACCTTCCTTTTTTTTTCTTCAGGCTGAATTATTGAGTTATTAAACTCATTAAACTTTGTTAGAATTGAAGGGTCATCATCTATAACATCTATAAAACTATCAAAATCATATTCAAAATCTTTATTACATCCTTTAAAAGAGCAATATAAAAGTTCAAGTATATCTTTCATTGATTGAATATCACTAATCTGCTTTCCAGTCCTTTCTTCAAATAAAAGGTATGTTCTAAATGATTGTTTAATAGTATATTCTTTGTCTTTAATTTTAATCTTAAGTTCCATATATAATTTTATTTTTTAAAAAAAGGGGCTAAGGTTACTCCAATATTGGAGGAACCTTAGCACCTTTATTAAGCGTGAGTTAAGGTTCCTGCACCTTTCATACTTACACTAAAAGTTGCTGAATCAGCATCTTTTGCTGATAAATCTACTTTTGTAAGATATGCTTGTCCTGATAAGTTTTTACCTGCACCTAATACTTGTGGATAAGCACCAATTGTGGTGACTTGTCCGATAGTAATTGTTAAAGGTGTTCTAGCAAAAGCAATATCAATTAAATCATCATAAGTAAATCCTGATGCACCTACTGCTACTTGTGTGAATAAGTTATTTGAATCTACAGTCCAAGACATACGTCCAGGTGCTGAATTTTCCCATGAACCATCATCCTTTGAAGTTGTATTTCTTTCTGCCATTGTCCAAGATAAACTACAGTCGGTTGCTAATGCTATACATTTTTTTGTTGCTCCTGAAGTTATAAATAAACATAAATCAGTTCCGTTTACGGTTGTTGCTGCCATTTTAAATTATTATTTTTTATTTGCTTTTAATAGCAAATTCTATTGTCGTTATATATCCATCTACACCATAATCTTCGTTGGTAGAAGCGACTAAACATTCATATATATCAATTCCGTCATGTGAGAAAACTTTTCTCTCTAATAAATTTCTTACAATCTGTGCTATACTGATTGATTCAACATAATTATCTGAAACCACATTTATATTTAGTGAAACTTCATCATACACTAATCCATCCTTTGTATAAATAACATTGTTAGTTTTTAGGTTATATACTATAAATGGATTTAAAGTTTCATCTGGTGCAAAAATTGGATATATTTTATCTTGAACGTATGAATGAATATTTGTATCACCTGAAAGAATTAAATAGATTACTTTCCCTAATAGTAAAGACATTTTACTTTTTATTATTTTTATTTATATATGCTTCAAATCTTTTCTTAATATCCTCATATATAACTTCTTCAACATTTTTTTCAGTTGAAGTTAATGCATTATCCCAAAAATGATTTCCTATAATCTTACCTGTTTTATGAAAATTACCATTTACTGAAGTATAACCTCTTTCTTTAGTTCCAGCATTCGCAATATGAGATAAATGACCACCTTTCTTTCTTATTGAACCTACATATAATGCTTTTTCATTCTTTCTCATTACATCACCTAATGATTTAGATACTTTCTTATATTTTCCACCAAGATTACCTTGTGCTTTTGATATAATTATTTTAGATGCTTTCTTAAATGAAGTAGTAAGAATTTTATTCTGAACATCAACATTCATTTCTTGAAACATTTTAACTAAATCTTCCGTACCAAAAATTTCTAATAACTTATTATTATCCATAATTATTATTATTTATCATATTGTTCGTTTGAACCTAAACTATTAATTTGAAAATGAACATCAAATGAAATGACTGAAGCATAATAAGCATATTTATCTGTTCCCTCAAATATTCTTGTATCATTAACATTATCACGAAATATTCTAAATTGTAGTATATCACTGACCGTTGAATTTTCAGGTGCTAAAATAGGAGCACTATAACATATTTGATTCATACCTGTACCAACTGCATAAGTAAATGCAGGTTCATCACATCTCAAATATTCCCATGGTATTCTTTTATTACCACCATTTTGTTGCCATCTATATTGTAATAAAAAATTAGGAACATTATTTTGATATTGAAACCAATGTATATGTGGATAAATAGCACAACTTAAATCCTTATCATGATTCATCTGAACATTACAATAGATATAATCATATAAATTTGAATTAGTTGTAAAATCTACAGATGATTCTTCCACATTAGTTTCAACACCTGAACCTTGTTGTTTAAGTGATAATGCATCACTCACTTCATCTCTCCATGGTCTTGCATCACCAAACATTCTTTGATGACCAGTATTATCAAACTGTGTATAGTTTGGTATTATTCCACAGGTCACACCACTAGGATTAAATCCAGTACCTGATGTTCCAGAAGTACCTGATGTTCCATATTCATAAATAATAGAACCCATTGTTAAACCAGTCATTCCAATAACGGGCTGACTATCATTTATACCTGAAATTAACTCACAACTGATAATTAATGAATTATCAAAAGGACTCTTATTTAAGAAGTTAATTTTATATATTCTATCATTAAAATTAACACGCATTTGTTCATTTATGAACCTATCATATCTTATAGTAAAATCAATAGTTAATGAATTAAATATTTCATAATCTTGAACTGCTTTATCACCAGATTTATATACTATTCCAGCACGAACATTAGCATAAACATTCCAAGATTCATTACTTGAACCGAAATCATCAATAGTATTAGTTTTAGTTAATATTTGTATTGTATATTTTAATTGTCCAGCCCTCATTTATATTCATTATTTTTAATTATATATACTATCATAGTCCACATATGGTGCGATTAAATATTCAATTGTATATGGTATTACTATAGGACTACCAAATGAAACTGGCTCTCTATTAGCATATAAATTACCAACCATTAATAAAATAGCGTGTTTAATTGGTAATGGAATTGTTGTTCCTGATACTTGAAAATCAGCAAAACTTATATAATCAGAAGTATATCCAGTTGAATCTATCCAAGTTGTATTATTACATCTATTTTTTATAGATAAAAATGAAACTTCAATTAAAGATGAAATATATGTATCATCATCAGTAAAATAAGATTCTATATTTAAGTGTTTCTTTGCTTCTGCAAGGGTGACGACATACATTTATATTTTATTATTTTTAATAATAATCAGGAAGGGACAAAAGCCCCTTCCTAACTACTTTTTTAATCTATATGGAATAAGATTATGATAATTGTGATAATTTGAAAGATGCACTACGTCTTGTTTTAAAATCCCAGAAAGTATTAACAATAATTCTTACTTTACCATTAACTGCTTGTGAATAAGGATCAACCGTAATGTCCATTCCACCCCATTGTCCAACTACATAATCAGCCCAATTACCAAAGGCAACTTTACCTGAGTTTACGTTTGAAGTAATATATACAGGGTATCCACCAACTTTACCGTTATTCATACACATAACACCACCACCAGAATCAATAGTAGTAGTTTCCCAAACTGCACCCAAAGCAGGAGTGGTCACATATGCCAAATTACCAGTTAAAGCATTTGCAGTGTCTACTGCTGCTTTGATTCCAATAAGTTTAGCCCAAGTTGTAGTACCTGAAAGAGTACCTGAATAGTCAGCATTATAAAATAAACCTGCTGGTCTTGATGTTGAACTTGCTGTTGCATCAAATACGGTTGCTTCAACGGTTGCTAAAATTGCATTAGTTAAATCTTGCATTAATGCTTGTTCTGCATTAATAGAATCTTGAACTAAGAATTGTTTACTAATGTCAATATAACTTGTTAATCTTTTAGGTGTTAAGGTCACTTCAGTAAAAGATGTAGTTCCACTAATTGCAGCACCTGTTTCTGTTCCCCAGAATACACTTGATCCACCAATAACTGGGATACTTACATCACCAACTAAACCAGTGTAAAAAGTTGCTCCTGCTTGTCCTAATACAGTTTTTGCACGTAATGCAGGAAGTAAAGGAAACTTTGCTTCAGCAACTGCTTCTTGTCCTGCATATTGAGTACCTGCCAATACGGTATCAGCACGAAGTTCAACAGGAAGGGTAATTTGACCTCTGTAAGTCATACCAGCATGTGTAAAATCTTTTTTACCTTGTTCTAAAATTTCAAGGGTTCTTTCATCAAAACCACGATTTTCAACTATGCTTCTGATTGTTTTTAATAAACTAAAATCATTCATTTTTTTTACATTATTTTTTTTAATTGAATCATCATTTCTAACAGCCATTTTATCTTCTGCTTGAATATCCTCAATTTGTTTTTCAAGATTTTTTATATCTTCTTTAATTTTATTAAAATCGGTGTTTTCCGATTCGTCCATCTTACGATGTTCTACCTTTAACTTTTCAGTAAAAGATTCTAATTCTTTAATTTTTAGGTCTTTTTTATCAACCAATTCTAAAAGATTCATCTTATTTTTGTTATTTTTTCAGTTCATTAACCTCTTTTTCAAGATTATCTAAATAGTTAGTTAAATCCCTTTCATTATCAGTTTTTACTACAATTTCCTTTATTGGTTCCAAAAAAGGTATATTATAAGTATTTCCTTGATAGTTAATTTCAATTATATCAGGTTCAGGTATAGGTTCAATTCTTGCTTCAATTAATTCTTTGTTTAATGCTTCTAAACTTCTTGCTGCAACTGAAGTATCTAAATATGCTGGTCTGAATACAGGTGATACATCAAATATTCTTTCAAACTGATTAATTTTTCTTAGATATTTATCACCTCTTTTCTCCCATTTTACACCAGATTCATTTGTAGTAAAAGCAAAACTGGAATTTCTTAAATCCCCTCTTTCAATTGCATTTAGAACTTCATCTCCTAATGATGTTTTAGGTGCATTAAATCTATATTTTAAGCCCTTTGCATCAATTTCTAGTGATAAAGTGCCAGTTCCCATCGTATTTCTTGCTAAAACCTTATCTTCATCGTGATTGTATAAAGCAAGAACATCAGAAACTTCTAATACACCTTCCAAGGCATTTTTATCAATAACTTCAATAAAACCACCTAAATCTTGTGATTCTTTATCAAAAAGTAATGCATAACCTTCAATTTGTCTTGTTTCTGCTACTGATCTAAATTCAGCATCATTTAAACTTCTTATTTCTTTCATATTGTTATATTAATTTATTATCTACACTATTATTCACATTTACAATTAGATTATCTGCATCTTGTAAATTGGTAGATATGAAGTGTTTATCAGCACCTTCAGTAGATATTTTAGGAAGATTTAATTCTTTTGCTATTTGGTTTGAACTAACTACACCCAGATTAAATAATTTAGTGTAGTAATCAGCCCTTGAATTCATATCAGCCCTTAAAAGATTAGATATATCAAATCTTAATTCAGTATTTAATCTCTCACTTGGTTTTAATAATTTCCTTGTGAATTCATTTTCTATTTTCTCAATAACTGGTAATAGTGTAGTATTATAAAAATCTAATTGAGCATTTTCAACATTAGAATATGTTGCTTTTGTATTATCAAATAATAGAATTGGATTAACATTAAAAAATCTTGCTATATCAAGAACATTAAATGACCTTGTTTCTAATAATTGTGAATCCCTTGGTGATATACCTAATGTTTGTAATTTAATATCACCAGCACCACCCATAAATACAATTCCATTAGGATTGCCTGTTGAAGTGCTTGAAGCATTCTTAAATTTATCTATTAAATCTTTTTCTTGTTTAGGTGTTAAAGGTGCTGATGAACTTAAAAATCCTGCAGCATTTGCACCACCTTGAAAATAATTACCTGCATGAACTTCTGAATTATAACTGATTTCTAAGGTTTGTGCTGCATATGTAATAGTTGATACTCCATATAAATTATTCATTTGTGGAAAATTCAAGATATGAATCATATCTGCTGCATTAATCTTCCCTTCTTCGCCTTTAACTATATATTTTACTTCATCTTTAATAATTTTAATTTCAACTGCATCAGGATTAATAAAAACTAGCGACTGAACATTAAATCTATCATCTCTATTAATTTTTATATATGCATTTCCCCTCAATAAAAGTGAACTAATAATTAATTTAAAGAATGTAAATCTTGACATTATACTATTAGGTTCAACACCAAGAATAGGATATAATGAATGATTTATGTTTTCATTATTAAACCCCTCAAAATCTTTATTATAAACCTTCATCTGTAAAGATGAAATACTATCACCAATCAAATTAACCGCCCTATAACAAGCAGAAAGTGTTAATGCTTTTGAAGATTGGAATCCAGAAGAATTTGAATAACTTAAAGTTCCATATATGGGATCAATATAAGTATCAAATACAGACCTGAATTCTTGTGGTTTAGTTTCTCTTTTTATTTCATATCCTAAAAATTTCATTCATATATTATTCTTTTTATATAATGGTAATATTATAATGTGGTGAATTTAAATAAGCACCTAAACACATTAACATAGATATTACTCCATCAATTTTTTTACCCTTCTTTGATTTATCAGGTTTTACATTTCCATTACCATCAATTCTTAAATATACATTTGAAAGCATCCATCTTGTAATTTCATTATTATCTAAAACAACTTTACCCTGGAGCATCAATCTTTCAAATTCTTTTGTAGGTCTATTAAAGTTTGCTATTGTTTGTGAATATGCTTCTAACTTTAAATATGCTTCTGTAGCACTAATAGCAAATTGTGTTGAATTCCAATTATCATAAGCAATCATGGAAATATACTTTTCTTTATTTACTTCAAGTATATCATTCAATATATAATTGTAATCCACGACATTACCTGACGTTAATGTCAGATTACCTTTATTATGCTGTATTTTATAGTATTCTTTGTCTTGAGCAGAATTAAGCGAATCTTCTGGTAAGTAGTATTTAGTTATGAAATTATATTTTTCATCCTTGATGAACATATAACTAACTGCTGTTATATCTGAATTACTACTTAAATCCACACCAACAATAATTTCATCTTCTTCATTATCTATTATATCAAAACTTATATTCTTTGAAGCATTTAATATATACCTATCTGAAATCCATGTAGTGATTGTTTCACACCACATATTTAAGTTTTTAGTTTTTACACCAGTTTCTAAACTAATATTATTTAATGCCTTATTTACTTCATCCTTAATAAACGAACTTTTAATTGTAATATCTAAATTAGGGTTTGATTTAATCCAGTTCTTTTTATCAGTCCAATTATCACTTTCATCTAAATTATATATTGCTATGAATTGTGTATCATCTTCCTTTAATCCTTCTAATATTTCTTTTGCTGTTGTTCTTAAACTATAACAAGGACTTTTCTTATCAAAACCAGCAGTTGTAATAATTATGAACAAAGGCTCTTCACGCATACCTTGTGAAGATTTTAAAACATCAAATACATCTGATGTTTTTGCTGCGTGATATTCATCAAGTATAACACAACTACAATTTAAACCATCTAACTTACTTGAATCAGATGCTACAACTTTCACTATGTTATTATGAAACTTTACTTCATTTCTATAACTTCTTATATCTGCTTCCTTAGGATCTAACTTCCTACTAAACTTACTAACTGCATCAAAACATATTTTTGCCTGTTCCCTTGAATTTGCTGCTAATACTACTTCAGCATTTGCTTCTCCTTCTGCTATTAAACAATAAAGCGAAATTGCTGCTGCCAGTGCTGTTTTACCGTTTTTCCTACCAATTTCTATATAAGCATTATTAAACCTTCTTAAACCAGTTGCTTTTATTGTCCAACCAAAAATATTCGCTATTATAAATATCTGCCAAGGTTCTAATATGAAATTCTTATTATCATGCTTGCCTGTAAAATGCTTTAGATGACTTATAAACTTAATTGCCTTCTCTGCTTCACCTGCATCAAAATAAATATCTTGGCGTGTTAAATCAATCTGGAACCTTTCTATTGCTTGTTTGATTTCTATTCCAGTTAATATTTTATTTGATTTAACATCATCAATATATTCATAAAGTTTATCTAACATTATTTTATCTTTTTTCTACACCGTTCAAATCTTTAATCATAGTTAATAATGGGTTTTCAGTTTCATCTACAAGTTCTTTTTTAGTTTTTCTTGATTTAGGTGATAAGTATAAAGAATCAATTAACTTAAATAATTCCTTCTGTAATTCTAGTTGATTAGTAAATGCTGGATTCCTAGTTATTTTTTTATTCTTATTTGAATCAATATAAGATACGGTTTGACCATTTGCTTTTACTTCCTTTACAGCATTTATATATTGCGAATAGGTGTTTTCTAAAAGTAAAAGTGTTATTTCATCTTTTTCAGTATAAATATTCTCTGCGATTAAATATTTTCTTATGTCGGTTATAATTTTAGGTTTCATAAATTGTATATATATTTTAAACTTCCGCCCTCTTACCCTATAGCCAAAAAAAATATAAAAAGTGCCCCCTATTTCTTAAGAAATGCTGATAAATGGCTTTTTTACTTTAGAAATTTCCAATTAGTGTGAGATGACCTCGCAGTAGGTTTGACTACATAGGCGTAATTTCCTAATAGGCGCCCACTTAACTATTTAATATATAGTTATTTATGGTTTATATAATTTATTTTTCTTTTTTATATGTTTAATGACAATCATTTCATCATCGCTATAACTATCTTTAATTATTTGTCTGAATTCTAAATCATATATACCATTTGAAAAGTTAGATAGTATTGGCAGTAGTTCATCTTTATATCCTTTGAATACTATATCTCTTAATGTATTATCTATTACACTATCTAATATATAGTTTGCTATATCTAATCTATTAGTAAAGGTTCTTATATCATAATAACTTTTAAACTCTTTCATATATAAACTTATAGTATAATAAAATAAAAAAGGTGTGATTATTACCACACCTTTTATTTTAATTTTGTGTCCACAAATGGGGACACAAACCATATAACATACTATATATCAGTAGTTAAGAAAGAATATAATGCTTCATTAAAGTTAGTATCATATTGTAAGAACTTATTACAAGTAAAGCCATCGGGACCATTTATATCATATATAATATCAGTCCTTTGTGATATAAGATACTTATGTTCTTTTAGTGCTGATATAATATTAACTTCAACAACCCTATCTTGTTTGTTAGTAAAGATTGCTGGTATATTAGTAGTTTGTTTAGTGATTACTATCTTTGATATAATAGTATTAACTATTGATGCTGGTATAGTTTTACCTTCTTTTATATATTCTAATCTTAACTTCTTTATATCCTTTAAGTTATTGTGTGATATACTTAATGCTTTTAGTTGTTCTTCTTTAATGTTTATAGTATTAGTAATCTGCTGTTCTTGTGAATTGATTGGCTTTAGTTGCTCTGCTAATTCATCTTCATTAACTAAACCTTTGATACTATATCTTATTAGTATATTCTTTTCTTTCTTGATTGTTTCTAATGATTCATTAAGGTCAAGTATATCTTGTTTAATAATATCTATTTGATTTAGTATATCATCAACATCAATATTAGAAAGCAATTCATCTTTAAGTCGGTGTAGTATAACCTTATATACTAAATCTTCTAATCTACTAATTTGAACTGATGTATTAATACATTTATTAACATCAAACTTATATCTATTAGAAAGGCAAATATATCTTGCGTGTGCTAAATCTGAATCCTTTTTATAGGCATAAAATGGATGACCACAATTACCACAATAAACTTTCTTTGATAGAAGGTAGGTATATTTTCTATGTGTTCCATATTTAGCATTTTGTGAAGTGATGCGTTCATTCGTTTTAGTAAAAGTTTCATCATCAATTATTCTTAATTGTGGTTGTGGATATTCTTTATTCTTATATGTTCTAATACCTACATATAGTTTATTTCTTAATAATCTATATACCGCTGATTCAAACCACTTATAACTATATTTAGATTTGATTTCTTTTTTTTCGGATAATAATTTCCATTTAGTAGGAACATTATTTTTATTAAGGTATTCAGCAATTTTAGCAATACCAGTTCCTTTTAAGTATAGATTGTAAATCATTCTAACTGATTCTGCTTCTTCATCATCTACAACTAACATTTTATTAACTACTTTATATCCATAACTTATATTTCTACCACCACCATAGCCACCTTCTATTGCTTTCTTTTCTGCACCAGATTTAAACCTAAATTTCATAGTATCTAATTCAAGTTCATTTATACCTGATAGAACGGTGACTAAAAGATTACCCATAGAACTTTTATTACCATTATCATCAAGTGTTATAATAGGTTCTTTTATAGAATGAAGGCATATTTTTAAATTATCAAATTCCTTAATCTTATTTAGAACATCTGAAGTTCTACCTAATCTTGATAGTTCTGTTATTACTATGCAATCAACTGGATTATGTTTTATATAATCCATCATTTCTAATAAACCAGTTCTATTTGTTTTTAGTCCTGATTGTTTATCGCTAAATGTTTCAACTAAATCAAATTTCTTAAAAATGCAGTAATCTGATATTACATCTTTCTGATATTTGTAATCTTGGTCACCAGTAGAAACCCTTACATAAGCAACTGCTTTTTTCAT